CCCTTCGAGCGACCTGCTGAACTTTGGCTGGCTGGTATCCAGGCACGGCCAGAGCATCGGCCTGCAGCTGGACTACCGCGAAAAGTCGGCCAGCTTCGCCCAGGGCACCCTGCGCATCGGCTACACCGCTCTGTCGGTACCGGAGGCCGGCTGCCGCGCCGTGGTCGCCGCCCTGCTGGGCGATTCCGTCCTGGTCCCGAACCTACTACTGATCCGGCCGCCCGAAGGCGCTCGGGAGTTCCACCGCGCCCATCTGGCGGGCGCGTAACACCAAGAGAGAGGAATCACATGAGACTGAGGCGCTATCGAAAGGCGGCCACCCGCGGTGATGGTCGTGCGGGGATGTGGGAGGAGTGCGAAGCAAGCGACTTCGTAGCCTTCTGGTCCGATACCAAGTACGTGATGGCCCGCGACGCGGAGGGGGCTGAATGGTTGCTGGAGTCAGGCTTATCGCTGCTCAAGATCGAAGAGGAGGCAGACGGCCTGGCGCGGATCGGGCGTGACTGCCTGGTGCGGGTTGAGGCCATCGAGGCTGTGCGCAACCGGGCCAACCATGAAGAGACGGGCACCGAGCGTGTCTTTGTGGTCGGCGGGCATGCCTACAAGTCTTCCCGTCGCGGCCGGGTTGGGTGGCCAGTAGGTGAGTACCGGCAAGGCTGCCTCAAGGTCGCTTGAACCGCCCCCCAGTAAGGACAAACCCCGCACATGGCGGGGTTTGTTTTGCCTGAGCGTCTGGCAACGCTGCAGGCGGCTCCCAGAGAGGAATCACGCAGGAGCGGGCGCGATTATCGTGGCGCCTTGCCTGACGTGTCCAGCGCGCCAGCACGCAAACCACTGAATTTCCGCCGGTTGGGCCCATGGGAGACTCCTGATCAGCCTTCACCGCCGGTGCCGACATGATCCCTGAAGCTCGCTTTTATCGCGACGTGCGCAAATTCGCGATCCGCGCCCCGAACTACTCGCCATACCGCCAGGTCGTGCGGTCTTACCCTACCGAGCGGCACAACCTGCGCATGCTGGCGCTGCGGGTCTACGGCGATGCGAATGAAGCGCCAACCATCATGGCGGCCGCGGGGCTGTCGAGTGTCGATTCTCCACTGCCTGAGCAGGATGTGGTGCTACCGACCCGTGAGTATCTGGCCTTCCTGAAAGCGCGCGCGGGCCTTACTGCTCCCGTGAGGTCGGTACGCTGATGGCCGGCCGTGACCGCAACCCCTTTGTCCAGAACGCGCACAAGAGCACCCGCGAGGCGAAGAAGTCGCAGGAATTCGACCTGCAGCGCCGCCTGGAGGACCAGGGCAACATCCTCAGCGCCGACGATATGGCCGGGCTGTACGACCCCAAGCGGGGGTTGTTCACCACCATCGACGGCAAGCCGCGGGCGCTCACAGTCGACGACCTGGCCGCCTTCCGCGCCGCCGTGCACGATATCGAGCGCAGGCACGGCCAGCGCAGGGGCAATGTCCCGTCGCCAGATGCCGGCGGCATCAAGCCCAAGCAGGTCATTGACCTGGCAGCGCCGGAAGATCGCCAGCGCGCCAGCCAGCAAATCCACACCGTAATACCGGTATCCAACCGCGCTGGCGTGGTGCACATCCAGACCAACGCGGGTAAGTCTTCCGACGTGGCTCGCCACCACGTCCATGTGCAGTTCCTGGGCTACAACAACGCGATTGCTTCCTCGGCCAAGAACCTGGATGCGGCCCGGGCGATGCTGGCGGGCAAGATCAAGTTCGACTGCGACTGCGGGCGCCATACCTTCTGGTACCGATACATCGCCACCATCGGCAACTTCAACTACGGGCGTCCTGAAGACGGCTTCCCAAAGGTCCGCAACCCGAACCTGAGGGGTATCGCCTGCAAGCATGTGATCCGGGTAATGGCGCATATTTCCTCTGGAGGCACCTTCAACCTGTTCGCCGCCAGGATGATCGAGACAGGCAGGCGCACGCTGTCTGACAAGCTCAACATTGTGAAAGTGGCCGATCAGCAGGCCTTTATCGAGCAGGCCGAGAAGCTGCGAAAGGGCTCGAAGCGTGGCGCGGAGATCACAACCACCGCCCAGCGTCGGGAGAAGCGTGAGGCTCAACCCGGGTACCAGCGTCGCAAAGCTGAGCAGGAGCGCCAGAGGTCTGCCAACGAACGCCTCCGCCAGACCCATTCGAGCAAGGTGAACAAGCCAATTTCCGAGAGCGCCCTGGTCAGCGCCCTCAAGAGCGCCGGATTCGGTGACAAAGCCATTGCTGCGGCCATTGCTGCCGCCAAACAAGCCCAGGAGTAACCGATGCTCAACACCGTGGCCACCGCCGTCAGCCGGGCCGACCGCCAGCGCACCCTACGCTCGCCCAACTCCATCGACTGCGTGCTGTTCACCAAGGAAGTGCGCCGCGCCAGTGATAGCGCCAGCTATGACGGCTACCCGACCCTGGGCGGAATCGGCGTCATGTCCGACGAAGACGAGGTCGATTACGAGTGGGTGCCGGCCGGTGATGCGCGCATCGCCTTCTCCCAGGGCTATGTGGCGCCGCTGGGCAACACTGCTGACGATGGTTCGAGACTGGACTACCAGGACGGCATTGTTGAGGCCTCAATCGCCCCCATCCTGGAGCCCGGAGCACCTGGTTACATCGAGCCGGGCAAGCGGATGCTGGTGGCCGTGCTGCCGGGGGGTGGCGTCATCGTCAACTTCGAGATCGTAGACGTGACTGGCGCCATCAACATCCCGCCGTACACCCGCAAATACCTACTCAACCCGCGGCCGGACGAGGAAGTCAGCGCCGGCGCGGCAGGCTGACAGTCGCGCAAACACCCGCCCAGGACGGGGGCGGGGGGCCGGTACGATTTCCGGCAAATCCCGGCTTATGCGTACCCACAATGGCGAACCCAAACACGAGGAAGAAGCTGAGCGAGCGCCTCGGCAACTTCGGACGGCAAGTAGGCGACGCGCTGTTCGGCGTCAGCCTTTCGGACATGAGCGCACAGCAGGCGGCCAAGTCAGCCATGCAGCAGGTGGAGCGCCTGCCAAGCTTCGACGCGGACTATGTGGGCGTCGAAATGATCATGGGGGCTACCGATGCCCCCGTGCGCACGCGGGCTCAGATCTACCAGAAGCGCCAATTCATGGTCACCGACGGTCTGATCAACACCGCGCTGCGCCAGCACGTCCAAATGGCCCTGGGCGGGCACGAGTCCACTGGCGAAGTGATCTTCTGCGAGAAGAAGCCAACAGCGACCGCTGAGGAGAAGCGGTTTGTCGACGAGCTGGCCGGCCTGGTCAAGATCCTCAACGAGAACGCCCACACGGTCTGCTTTAACGCAGCGGGCTTCGGTGATGGGTACACGCGCATCTATGCCGTGAAGGGCCAGGGCGTAGTGGCCACCGACTCGGACGCCGTCTACCCGCCGCTGGTGCAGGCCTACGAAATGCTCGGCAAGACCGTCGGCTACCTGGTCAGTACCGGGCAAAAGCTCTCGTCGCGACTCGACCACCTGAAGATCATCAGGATGAAGATGCCCCGCATGATCCTCATCCCCCAGATGAAGGTCATCGAGAACGCTCAGCGGATCAACCTCGAGGCCGAAACCCCTGACCAAATGGTGCCGCTGGCAAGCATCGCCGGCGGCTCGTTCCTGGACGCCGCCGAGCAGGATTTCGATAACCTGTATGCGGCACTCCGCGGCCTGGTGGGCCAGCGGATTTCGGCGTCTATCGACGAAAACCTGCTGGCGCTCAACATGTCCGACATGACGAAGGAGCAGGCGAAGAAGTTCAAGGAGAACATGGAGAAGATGCTCCGGGCGATGAAGACGCGCGCCGAGGAGCAGGTTTCGAGCGGGATCTACTCCACCGCGCGCCACTTCCACATGCTGCCGGTGTACGGCGAGAAACAGCTCACCCAGGTTTCGAGCTTCCAGGGCGCCAGTAACGGCGGTACCGGTTTGACCGTTGACGACGTGATGTTCCACGCGAAGAAGCTTGCGGGCACTCTGGGTATCGACATTTCCATGCTGGGCTTTGCCGATCAACTCACCGGCGGCCTGGGTGAAGGTGGTTTCAATCGCACCAGCAGCCAAGCCGCAGAGCGCGCCCGGATCCTGCGCACAGCGTTCACTCAGTACGCCAACGACATGATCGACCGGCACATGCTGGCCAAGTACGGCTGGTGCTGGCCAGACGACGAGCGCCCCTACGCCATCAACTTCTACGGTTCCATCGCGGCCCTCGAGGCAGAGAAGCAGGCCACCCAAGAGCGCGCCATGAACAAGTTCGCGATCCTGGTGCAGGTGTTGGCGCAGCTGCGGGACCTAGGCCTGCCGACGGACATGGTCGAGCACATGCTGGCCATCCAGGCGCAACTCGACCAGGAGGCTGCGCAGCTGTACGCCAAGGGGCTGAAAGAGGCCAAGCCACCCGAACAGCCAGGCATGGTGGGCCAGCCTGGCGACCCCATCGATCTGATAGACCAACCAGGTGGCGGAAACAACGAAGAGGAAGAGAACAATGGGTAAGCGCACTGGCATCATTCGTTACAACCTGCTCGACACAGCGCGCACCTATACCGGCCAGCCGCGCCGTCTCGATATCGCGGCGGCCATGCGGCTGTTCAACGGCCCGGCAGTGCAAGAAGCCATCAAAAACCGCGATATCGTCGGTTATGTCGGCCACCAGTTCCGCGAGAAGTACGGCCTTGACCCGAAAGAGACGGTAATCGAGGGCGGCAGGCAGATCACCCTGGAGCCAAGCAACTTCACCGTCTCTGTGCGCTGCCTACCCGACGGCACCCTGGAGCATGAGCAGGAGTTCCTGGACACCGCAGCCGGCCGCATTGCCGAGCGACTGTGGGAAAGCAAGGCTTATGGCTTCAGCTCAGCGATTCATGCTCCTGAGCGGGCTGGCATGCGTGTACCGCTGGGCTTCTTCGGCATGGACTTCGTCAAGTCCCCGAACTACACCCAGAACCGCGGCTACATGCTGGATAGCGCAGGCCCTGGATGCTTTGAAGACGATGCAGACTTTGCAAGCGACATGTCGGCGCTCTACGACTCCGTCGACACTATGATCCGCGAAAGCGACGAGCGTGCGCGGGAGATCAGCCAGGCCTACCTTGAGCAGGGCGAGCGCTATGACGCCCTTCTGGATGAGTGCGCCAGGCTGCAGGAGCGACTGAAGCAGGCCGGCGCCAGTCCCGCAATGCTCGACAGTTCGGGTCCGATGCAGCGGCCCATGGTGGTCGCCAAGGGGCAGGAAATGCTCGACAGCGCGGCACGCTTCATGTCGGCCGAACTGCCGCCCCTCGAGGAGCCCGCAGAGCCCGAGAAGTCGCCTCCACCAGGCGAAGCGCAGGCCAGCGACGGGTTTGTCCGCAAGACCTTGGCTGCCGTTGGCGCCGTTCTGGGCGGTAACTGACCATGGCAGCTGCTGAAGGTGGTTTGAAGTACAACGAGCGTTCGGGCTTTCTTGTCGGTGAGGTGATCACCGACGAAATAGAACGCCTGGCGGACGAGCTGAAAGCCCTTCGGGGGATCGAAGACAACACCGCCAAGGCGGTAAAGCTTCTGCAGGCCATGGCCAACGCTGCGCCGCCCGCTGAAGTTGCAAGGGTCAGGACCGCTGCGCCGGCGGCAAATGACGTGATCGAGCCTGCTGGGCGGAACTCCACCACGGCCCAGGGCGCACCTGCCGTTCCGCACTTTTCAGTCCCCAGCGAGGCGC